CACAGATTAATCGTGAACAAGCCGGCATCAATGTTGAAACCTCTCCAACGCAGGAACATCTTGAATTCGTCGTCCAATTTCTGCATGATCAGGCCTTGTAGACGCTCGCAATACTGGTTGAAGCGATATTCTTGTATGAGTGCAGTTCCTACTCGACCGTCGTTCATGGCTCGATCTGAGTCGTCGGGGCCGGTGGGCAGGTAACTGCTGGGCACACGCAGGCCGCGGGCCATTTTGTTGTTGAAGTATTTTAAATCGTCAATTTCGCCTAGATTAGCGCCGCCTGGCAGGGTAGTGACATCGGAACCCTTGCTGTCTGCGCTGACTGGAAAGAAGTAGTCTTCGTTGATTGAAAGCGGATTGTAGCTGGCATCCATCATGTTGGCACCACCGCCTGTGTTGGTGGGTATGCGCCGCTGATGCATCTCATTTTTTACACGTTCCACAAACTGCATGGCCATGTGGCTGGGCATGTTGCCCACGTCAATCTTGAATATCCTACGTTCTGGAGCACGTTGCACACGGTAGATCAATACCGAATCTTCCAGTAATTCCTTTTGCTTGAATACTTTGAATATATTTTCCAAGATACTTTGTCCAAATGGCCAGAAAAAATCCAGGCCTTCGTTCAGGCTGAGATGCACTACGTGACGTGCATCGATGCAGGTTTCGTTCATGGCCTGTGTGAATCGGCTGTTGCCGGTTCCTCCGCCTGCACCACCATAACCGCCGCCGTTGGGTGCTGTGTAGTTGTTTTGTCCGGCCACACCAGTAGCACGGCTCACATAATAGTCAGACGTGGTCTTTTGTGCCACACTCATGTTCTGGAAATTAGGGTTGATGTCGCGAATAATGTACTGCTCGGGGCGTTTGCCCTCGCTTTCGTTAACAATAACTCGTGCTACCTTGACCATGTCTACCCACATCATTTCAAAGGTTTCTGGGTCACGCACAAATACCTGATCACCATACTTGATGGTGTTGCGGAACAGTTTGAATATGCGCTGATCCAGCTTGTTGAGCTTGGTCCACTGTTGCAGTTGTTTTTTGATGATTTCTACTTCGTGGTCAGTGGGTTTGTCCGTGAACTGTATTTCAAACGGAGTCTTGTTGTCTTGGTTGACCTGTGTTGAAAATTCAGCTATGATGTCCAAACAGGCATTTACTTCACTATCACAGTCCATGTTTTCATACTGATTGTAGCGTTCAATACGGTTAGGATGTCCGCTGTAGACTTCAGGCAGGCGTGACGCATAGTTGCGGAAAGCAAAATCGTTGGGCGTGCCTGTGCCATCGGCATAACCCACACCGGTTTGTCTGGGATAATTTGGAAGCCCAAATTGATTTTGTCCCGAAATTGGACTGAGTTGGCCGCCGGTGTTGGCTACCCGGAAATACTTTTTCCAGCCGCGTTTGCGGTTGTTGTCATTGTCTGCCATGGTTGTATATTTAGCGTCTAGCCCTGACGCTGTAATATCTTCTTGTTGACCGCAAGAAGATCTCTTTGGGTCTGATTAAGTTCGGCCAGTTGTCGTGTAAGTTGACCGGTTTGACTGGCCTGTTGCTGTTGCTCTGTGGTCCTGTCACCTTGTATTTTGGTGTCAGCGCCGGCTGTGGGTGCTGGCACGTCTTTGACCGGACTGTTGTATCTACCGCTTGGTCCAGCAATGGCAGCCATGAGCTGATTTGGATCCACATTAGCTTTGTTGGTATTGTAACCATCATACCTACCGCGGCCCGACATGTCCTGTGGCAAGGCGGCCCAGGTTCCTGCCAGATTGCGCATGACTGTGGCCGGGTCCTTTCGTCCATAGCCGGCCTGTGATATCAATTGCTGTGCCAGTAGGTCTTGCGTTTTTTCATCAAATTTGGTTGTGGTTGGGTCTAGCCCGGCCTTTTTAGCTTGCTCGGCTAATGTGCTGGCAATCATTTGATACTTGCCCACTGCTGTGCTGGGTCGTCCTGCAGCCCGCATGTTCTTCTGGAATTCTTGAACCTGGGCTATGGTCATTCCGGTTAAATCGGCACGTCCTCCTCCGACCAGGGCATTGTAATCACCGCCGCTTTCGCCTTGGCCTATTAGATCTAATAGAGTTTGGGGTGCTCCACCTGCCGATGCCCGAGGCCCCCCGGGCCTTCCGCGATTGACACCCCTAGGAGTTGATACAGTACCGCCCACTCCAAATTTTTGATTGATATAACCTGTGATTTTTTCTAGGGCTCCGGCAAACTTGTCCACAGCCGGAATCGCATAAGTGGCCAGACTGAATCCCAAACTCTGTATGTTTTTGCTGGCGCCGGCTGTGGCCAGCTGTGCGTCGGTAAATTCTGTGGTGGTCTTGCCTGAAGCTTCTGCTTGTCTGCGTTGTGCTTCAGCGACAGCCTGCTCACGAGTCAGGCCTTCGGCCATGAGCTGATTTTGTAATGCCAGCATAGCTTTGGTATCGTATGCCTGTACCGCTACGCCACCAAACATATCGCCAGCATATTGTATCTGTTTGCCAAATGTATCAGTACCTCGAGCTAGAGCTTCTTGTGTGCTGGTTATGGCTTCCGTGGCTTTCATGCCTTGTTGAACAGCCTCGGTATTCTGGCGTATAGCATCATTGGCAAATAGGTTAGCAGCGGCTGCTTCTTTGGTCAGTGGTATACCTGTGACTAGAGCTCTAGCAGCATCACCGGCTGCTCCGCCAAGACCCTCTACGTACAGTCTCAACTGCTCAGCTTCATTTTTTTGTCCGTTGGCTGTCATTTCGGCCAACTTGGCACGGAATCTGGCATCTACTAGACTCTTCTGTGCTTCTTTGGCCTGTTGCTCTCGAGTCTGCCCTGTGAGCCTAGCTATTTTGTCTACTTCAACGATGTAGTTTTGAGTTTTTTTGGTTAACTCGTCGGTGGTCATGCCCTGCGTGATACCGTACCTGGCACTGTCTGCTAGATATTGTGCTGTGGCATCTCCTACTGCGTCTAGACTGATTCCCAAACGTAAAAATTTTCTAGCAGTATCTCCAGTGGTCAAACTACCGGCAACCTTGCTGAGTTCTTCCGCACCCAAGGCCGCTGTGCCACCAAGTGCTGCTAGACCCGTGGTGTTGGCTCGCACTGCCTTGGTAAATGCTGGCAGGCTGTAGTTGCCTAACTGATTGAACTGTCTTAGTAGTCCATCTACTCCGTCGGCTGCACCGGCACTGGCATCACCCAGAGTCTGATAGTTCTTGGCCATGACATCCAGCTGATCCAACACAAACTTGGCTGCTTCGCCTACACCTTCGGCTAAGGCCTTGGCTGCACCGCCCACCAATGGAATGGCACTGGCCAACTTGCCAATGACACCGGTTAAACCTGTTATGGTTCCGCCCAAACTTTTGAAACTGCCTTCGCCGTCGGCCACCTGCTTGGCCATGCTGCCCACCGCCGAGGTTGCGCCCAAGAGTCTTTTAGTATATCCTTCAAGAGCCTTGTTGACATTTTGGGTGGTCCCACCCAGTTTGGCCAAGGTTTCCGCGCTGACAGTGCTGCCTTTTCGCAGTTGGTCTAGGGCTTCAGAAACAGCTTGTAGTTCTTTTTCATCCATAATCTAGGGCTATAAGTAATAACATTATATTTATGGTGACCAAATGACCAATCCTTTAAGTCAATACTTTCGACAACCTGCCATCTACATACGCTTGCCCAGCGGTGGTAAAAATTATCCCACAGGCACGCTAGACATGCCAGCAAACGGTGAACTGCCAGTTTATCCCATGACTGCCATAGACGAGATCACCTATCGCACGCCAGACGCCTTGTACAACGGCCAGGCCACGATCAACGTGATACAAAGCTGTGTCCCCAGTATCAAGGATGCCTGGAGCATACCCAGCATAGATCTAGACACTATCCTGATCGGTATACGCATAGCCAGTTATGGACATGAAATGGAATTTGGCACCACCTGCCCGGCCTGCCAAGACACCAGCGAACGCACCGTGGATCTGCGCAATCTCCTAGCGACCATGCGTGCTCCAGATTACATGGCCAGTGTGCAACAGGGCGATTTAGAAATCTATTTCCGTCCACTCAGCTACAAAAATCTAAATGACAACAGTCAACTACAGTACGAACAACAAAAATTGTTACAGGTCATACCAGACAGCGAAGTCAGTGACGAAGACAAGATTGCTGCGCTGAATCGTGCATTCCGCCAGCTGACCGATATAACCATACGAAGTTTAACCACTAGCATTACCACTATCAAAACACCGCAGGCCTTGGTCACAGAATCTGCATACATAGAAGATTTTTTGAAAAACTGCGATCGTGATCTGTTTAATCGTATAAGAGATCATGTGCTAAAACTACGCGAGCAGAGCGAATTGCAACCACTCAAAATCAAATGCACAGCCTGCAACCACGAATACGAACAGATCATAACCTTGGACATGGCCAGTTTTTTCGCGCCCGCCTCTTAGCCTTGGACTCTGACCAGATTTCCAAGATTGTGGATGGCATGGAAAAAGAAACCAATGACATCCGACAGGAGGCGCTAAAAGTGTCCTGGTACATGCGAGGTGGTGTGACCTATGATCAAGCCTTGCAACTCAGTGTCAGTGAGAGAACTTTTATCAGCACCTTGATCAAAGAAAATCTTGAGACCACCAAGAAAACCGGATTGCCATTTTTCTGATGCTGGATCTCGAACGAGTCACCTACGACATAGAACGCTGGATCGCAAACTTTGTAGAAGTTCCGCATCCTGCTCTGGGTGGCTGGGCACCGTGTCCCTATGCTAGAAAGGCACGCCTGGACAGAGACTTTGAAGTCAGACTGGGAGTGAATCCTTATTTTGATTTGAAGGTTATAGCACAGACCGGCATAGCCAAAAGCGTCATAATTTTTGTTTATGAATCAACAGCTTACAGCTATGAGCAATTTCATACTCAAATTGAATCAGCCAACAAGGAATTTTTGGTAGATAAAGATTTGCTGGCATTGGAGGATCATCCCGGCGCACCCGAGATAGTCAACGATGTGTCAATGAATCAAGGCACCTATGCCTTGACCTTGGTACAGTCGTTGAGTGATCTCAACGACAAGGCACGACTCATGGCCCGACGAGGTTTCTACGACACTTGGCCTGAGCCATACTTGCAAGAGTTGTTCCAACACAGGCAGGATCCCAGATCATGACTTATCAATTTGCTAGAATTAATCTTGACCAAGTTACATATCAAACGTCCGTGGACTGGGAATACCTGCGTGAACCCAATATACCTGTGTTGCAGGACATCTATAGAACCTATTGTATCTACAAACATTTTTCATCGGTCATGCCTTTGTTTGACAGCCAGTTTACCGATAGCATGACCGATGTAATTGGTTACAGAGAAAACGGCGAGCTAGTGGCTTTTAGCCTAATGAAACGATTAGACGATCAAAACGTATTAGCCAGTCAGTTTGCGTGGACCTATCATAATCCACGTAGTCGACTGGGCATTGAGAGTTTGAAAACCGAGTGTGCTATCTACAGAGATCGCGGTTTTGAATACTTGTACTTGGATCAAGCACACTTGTACAAACAAGGCCTTGAGGGCTTTGAAATTTTAGGACCTATACAATAATGGCAGACTTATACACAATTTGGGCAGACAAAGAAGGCGATATCTCAGACTTAGACTGGGTCAACGGAATGAAGAGTTTCTTTGATCATCTTATCTCCGAAGGCAAGATGCAAAGCTACAGGATCACTAGATGCAAAATGGGCTTCCGCAGCATAGCAGACATGCCAGAATTCATGATTCTGATGGAGTTCCGCGACATGGGCCAAATGGATGAAGCATTTCGCAGAGTAGCACCACTTGAAGGCGAACTAGAAACCAAACACAAAAGTTTCAATCAGTTTGTGAGTGGCAACATCCAGCACGCACTGTTTCGAGACTTTCCTGATCAGTTCTGAGATCTCTTAGAGAGATCTATTGATTCGCTGTCGCTCATCAATTATTGTCTTTCCGTATTATCCAGATCTTGTGGTCACAATTCACCGTATGCACGGTGAACAATGATCTGCATTATCCGAGTCGGAGCAGTCACTTCATTCTAATGAGATTGTGTTTGCACACACGGAGGCGGTTGACCGGTACCCCCTACTCAAGCTTCACATATCAACGGAACCCTAGTGACCCGAGAAGAACCAAGTCCTATAAGCATGGGTTGTATCTTTTTCACAGAGCCCAAATCATTTGTTGCCTTAAGTTAGCAATTGCCTTTGACACACAAGCCTATCCGGACCGGGTATCTCACCGTTCCTCCTTGCGGATCGAGCTACCTCGATCAAACAGAGTCTATTAGTTGCCTTACTGAGTTTCTAAAAAAGTTTTGATTTGTTCAAAATAAATTTGGTTGCTTTTTTTGCCTGGATGCAGTTTGTCAAAATTTGTATCTACTCGATTTGATAGCATTGAGTCGTAAAGATTGACCCATTGCTGTGGATCAATTCCACCGGCTTGATCATAATCGTCATGCATGATTTTATAAAGTTTGAAAATATCCTCATCGTTTCTGGAATCTATGTTCAAGATTTCTTTTTTGGTAAAAGGTGTGTAAGCTTCGGGCAATACATCGTGCAGCCTTACAAAATAGTCGTTGTCCCAGGGACAACATCCGTTTATGAAATATAGTTTGATGCCAAAAGATTTGGCTAGATTTTGTAAAATATTAGAATAACGCACAACTTTTAAAATTTCTGGATGTAAATGATGTAAGACTAAAAGTCTATCTAGCAAATCATCTAGATATTTTCTATTCCAACTGATTCCGTTGTTTAAATTGACGTCACATCTAAGTCTATTGATCGAATTAATATTTTCGGACGTGGGCCAAAGTTCGAATCCCACATCAAATGTGTATCTGGGCATAGATGTCCATTCACAAAAAATTATTTTTATTTCTTTCTGGAATTTTGAAATTATATTTGTGGTATTGATAAAAATGTCAGTATTGCTGGCACCGCCCTGCCCACAATTCAAAAGCTCAAGTTTATTTAATTCAGGAATTTGACTATGGCACAACGTGACATACAGATCTGGATGGTTTGGCACTGCGATTGATATGCTGTCATCAGGAGAGTCTAATTCTGTCCAACCATTGCCGGCGGTAAAACTGCAACCTAAAAAAACTAACTTATCCATTGATATTTCCTAATTTGCGGATATGGCTACCATGCACACGCACTTGAATGTGTCCATTGTACCAGTCATCGCTTTCTAATACACGTCTTGAGAATTGTTCGCGAGCTTCTATGTAACTACATTCAGCCTTGGACCTGCAGTAGTATAATATTTCGCGAGTGAAGTTTTGGTTGCCTAACTGTGCTACATCTTTGTTTAGTTGTTCGTTGCTGCCGTAGTATGTCTGCCAGTCTGATTCGATTTTGCCACGTATTTTCTTGCGCTTCTTGTTGCCGTTCTTGAGTTTTACTGTCTTGTATGTTGTCTTGCTGAATTTTGCTAATTTTTTTCCAATATACTTTCTGCCGGTTAAGTTATTTGTGATCAAATAAACAAAACCCACGCAGTCTTCGGGTAACACTTCAATAGTTTTGCTTTCGAATAACCATGACATGGACTATTGTTTATCATCTTACCACTCAGTTGCGTATTTTTCATCTACCCTGGTCGCTGCACACTTTGTTTGGCATTCTTGCCAGCTATAATCTCGGAATGTAGTCGACCAAAAATCATCAGTCACTGCATCAGTCAAAGTTCTCGCATTCAAATCAAATTTAGCAGAAATTGCTTTCCATTCTGAATTGTGGGCATAGCGATTGGCCACCCAACAACAGGGAAAGAGTCTGCCGCGAGCATCAATGTATAAACCCTTGTTACCGATCTCACACAACGGTCGCACACCATTGATTTCTTTGTTGCGACGGTACAAATCCAGATTGATTGGGTGTGTTTTCCATGCGTGATTGTTCAGTCCACGCACACTCAATAAAATTGTTTCTCGCTCAAATCTGTGACTGGAGCTGACAAATTCATCTGCGGGTTGCAGATTGTCGTCGATGCCATAGGATGGATAGATTTTTCCAAATTTTGTACTTTTGGTAATTTGAAACCCATCCATGCCCCATTGTTGCGCCATGTCAATCATGTCATGCAACTTCTCTTGATTGAACTTGAACGCTATGGCGGCCCATAAAGTACGACAGTGAGAATTTTTGGTCAAGGTAGTAACACCCTGCTGTATTGATTCAAAGTCGCTGTTGATTCTATATAGATTGTTTGATTCGTTGTTCCAGCCATCTATGCTGAAATGTACAGTATCCTGCTCGGTGAGCACACTGCCTAGTTGCTGCCACCATTCTGGTTTCTTGTGTGATCCATTGGTGACAATAACAATCTCAACAGGTTTGATTGATTTGATGTATTGAATAACTGGTATAAGATCGTGGGCATAGATAGGATCACCGTCATCACCACAGAATGTGATCTTTTCTACATTGTCAAGAACAAATTCTTGAGTAAAGTTTCTTTTAAAAAATTCTAAATCCAGTTCAGTGTTTACCAAACTGTCAGGAATTTCCTGGCGAGCACAACGTGGGCAACGTAGGGTACACTTGCTACTAATCTCAATATGAAAATGCCAAGTGGCTAACATAGTTGAACCTCGCGTTGCCACTGTTCTTGGAACACTGTTTTATTTTTGGTTGTAGAACAGGCCTTTACGCACACCAAGTTAGGTGTGTCTGTTTTCCAGGTTAATTTTACAGTAGCCAGATCATCTTTGACAAAATCTCTTTGAGTAGCCCCAAGCCAGCAACAAGGGCTTACCCGACCTTGAGCGTCTATGTACATACTTTTTTCATTGAGCACGTGACATTTAATGGGTCCTTGTTTGATTGCGGGTTGTCGCCATCCTATAGGAAATTCCAATCGATCAGTAAACCCACGCTTACTGACCTTGGCACGAAACCACTTGAATCCCAGATCACGTGCTAATTGCTCACAAGCATCTACTTGATGTTGATTATGTTTGTAAACCAACATGTCCCAATGAGCTGATCCGCCTGCAGCAATGAATGCTTGGGCATTGGCCATCAGCTTTTTCCAATTTACATTTTTTCTATACACGTGATTGGTATCTTCTAATCCATCTATGCTGAACACACAATAGTCTCGGGCCTGATTAAACAAACCTCCTAGTTCATGCCAAAAGAATGTGCTTTGCACAGCACCATTGGTGTTCATGCCTAGCACGATGTCAGGATTGATTTTTCTAAAATATCGGTAAATGTCTAGGGTATAATACCCGGCAGCCGGGTCACCATAGTTGCCACACATGAACATCTTGTCCATGTTGCCAATCACGCGATCAGAAAAATGTTGTTGGATTTGTTCTATGCGTAAGTGATGTTTTTGATCCTTTCTAAATATCGGATCGGTTTCTCGGGCGCACATTGGGCATGCAGCCTGACAGACGTCTGTGGGTTCGATGTGTAATACTCGGATTCTACGCAAGATCTACATCCGTGTTGTAACTGGTAAAGCCGCCTTCTTTGACCACCTTGAGAATGTTTTCTACACGACCGGCCAGTTCATCTCTGTGCGAAACCAGCCAGATTGATTTGTGACGTTCTCGACTCATGTGTTTGAGCAAGGCCAACGAATTTTCTACGCCCTGTGTATCTAGTCCTGAGTCGATCATTTCGTCTATGAACAGCACATTGATGGGTTGGTACAGACTTTCGAACACATCGCGGAAGGCCCAGCTCATGGACAGTATCAAACGGTTGCGCTCACCGCGACTCAAATTGTCAAAATCTAATTCGCGACCTAGTTCCTCAATGCTCACAGTCAAGTCGTTCTGGAATATCACAGTGTGTGGCAACCCGATCCTGTCTAAATAGTGTGTGAGTCGGGCATTCAAATAACTCAAATTCTGTTCAATGATCTTTTTGCGTATAAAACTGTCCTTGCTGGTCAATAGTTTTAGCAAGAAGTCTTGATGTTCTTGTAGTCTAGTAAGTTCGTTAAGTGTGTCATAACTTACTACCTGTAACGCCCGGCCCTGCATGTCAGAGATCTGTTCTTCGTAAGGATCTGTTTCGACCTGTTTGTCCGTTAACTGTTTTTCTAATGCCGACATACTGCTCCGATGGTGTATAGCATCCTCCTCACGATCATAAAACATCGCAGGCGGTTTGCCTAGCGTGCCCAAGGCGGTGTGGGCAGTCTCAAGTTCTGATAAGAGCTGTGTATGTTCCTGGCACGCTTCTCGCGCTCGCTCCAGATCAGCCTGCTTACCTTCCAGGACCTGTTGGTGCTTATGGTCGTGGAAAGCCTGCCCGCAAGTGTGACATGTGTGACTTTCAAGTGTCGCAATCTCCTTGCCAAGCTTCTCAATGCTTTTGTTCTCGCGGTCCTTATCAAGCTTCGTGCGGGAGATCTGTCCAGCCAGATCGTTAAGATCTTTGCGCTTCTGATCCCATACTCGGTGCGCCTTGTGGGACGCAATCTCGGCTTCAATGTCAATCTTCTTGAGCTCTTCGAGCGCGGTTTCAAGTTTTGCAATCTCTTCTTCATGTTTGGTCATCCATAATGTTTGCCTGCGTCGCAAGGATTCGATCTGTTCTTCGATCCTTTTGTTGGCCTCCTGCACAGCACGTATGCGGAATTCTTCCTGCTGTATGCCTTCCTTGGTCTGCCGGTTGTGTTCTTTGATCTTGTCGGCTCGCTCACTGAGCATGGTAATGCCTAATAACTGTTCAATAATGGTTCTTTGATCGTTGGCTTTGAGACTTAGAAATGGTTCAGTATAGGTGTTGAGTGCTAGGATGTGTTTGAACATGTCGTGACTGAGCCCCAGCACCGATTCTATAGCATCCTGTGTTTCTCTTGAATCACCTTGAGCTTCGTCGGTTACGGTCTGTTGTTCGTTGTTTACATAGAATCTTAGAACATTGGGTTTGCGACCACGTTCGATGCGATATTCCTTGCCACTCACACTGAAGTCCAAGCTGACCAGCATGTTTTTTCCGTTGGTCTTGTTGACCAGATTGTCTTTGCGTATGTTTGAAAGAGCTTGACCATACAGGCTGTAACTAAGTGCGTTGATTATGGTGGTCTTGCCTGTGCCATTACGGCTGCCATCGCCGCCCAGATCGAGATTTTCTCCCAGCACCAAGGTCAGGTCTTTGCGTTCAAAATTTATGCCCTGGGTGTTGTTGCCCACACTCATGAAGTTTTTTACTGTTAGTTTTTTTATCTGTAAACTCATTATATTTTGGCCAGCAGGTCTGTTAATTGCGATTTTGAATAATTTTCTACGTAGTGTTGAAAATTGTATTCGACAGTATCTACTATATTGTTGCACAGTTTATCAAAATCTGCTACGGACATAGAGCAAATTTGTTGGCAAATTGCAGCAACTTTTTTCATACGTTTGGAACAATCTGGTTCTGAATCATACGATTCGTCCCAAAATTTTGCAAAGGTTTTGAATCCAAGATTTTTTAATCTTGCAAGGGTGTTACAAGCACCCAAGACTACAAAAGGCCGACGATTCAAAATTGGAGTCCAAGTTTTTTCACTGATATAAGGATATGGGTAATCAAAAACTGTTTCAGCCACAACATACAACAATGCTTGTTTCACAGCCGGGATCCAAAATTTGACATCGTAGGGCAATACGTTTGGTCCTTCATGCAATCTTTCGTCTTTGTAGTTGTTGTTAAAACTGTCTGAGTGTTTGTTGAATATCTGTTTTAGATCAGAATCTGCTGTAAAAAAATCATTGATTCTGGTATATGGGTGCGGCCATATCATACTTTGAGAAACGTTTAATGTAGTTGATTCAACTGGTGGCAGATTGTCAAAGTGTGAACGAGATTGCCGGTCAAAGTGCCAGGAACATATTCCAGAATCCAGACAGTTTAAATCTTTCAACAATGATAAAAAAAACAATCGATGAGATCTTTTCTGTCCGTTTAGATAGATAAATTTTTTTTTAATTTTATCAAGTTCAGGACCTGAATTTATCACATGATCGGAAATGGTCTCGGGACACATCATGAGCTGGTAATTACACTCGACTATCTTGAGATAGTCGTTGTCAAAATCATGATTGTGATATTTTTTTCCTATGTGATTTTTTATTTCTTGTTGAATGCCTTCGTGGTTTGTAAAAAAAATCACACTAGAAAGAGAGATATCAAGTTGGCGCAACAGTTCTAAAAGATTATACAAGTGTAAGCCAATGTCATTGGTCAGATAAAAATCTGTGTCAAAGTGAGAGATTATAATTTTTTCATTGGGTGCGTAGTGTGATTTTTGCAAACTTTTTAATACATCAAAAAAAGTTTGAGCGTCTGACGTCACATGGGTAAGATCAAATTGACCTATGATGGAATATTTTTTTTCGCATTCTTGTTGTATCGAAGACCAAAGAAAACATTTGATGTCTATCATAAATTTTGATAAATCTTTAACAAAAGTTTGGGATCATAAAATTCACTCTCTATATTTGTAAGTTGATCAGTTACTATTTGATCTACACTTTCAAATTTGACTTCTCCTGGCGCCATGTCTGTGTCTACGGCTGTGTTTTTGACCGGAATCAAGGCCATCTCTCTGAGATCGTAATCTTTAATAAACGTATCTTTGATAAAATTAGCTTCTTCGTAGCTGATGTCAATGTCTAGCTCCACACGCACATGCATGTTTTTGGCCAACAAGTCTGGGGCCGAATCAATGACCTGGCTGAGTTTTAGGACTTTGTACAAGGGTTGTCCTGGCCAGGAATGGAACACAGGTTGCTGGCCCCACTCTAGTGTCATCATGCCACGCTGATTGTCGCCAGCATCGGCATAATTGTGTGGAAAGCAGTTGCCGATATAGTGTATGTTTTTCTTTTGCTGTCGCAAGTGAAAATGTCCAGAAAACACACGATCAAACCCACCGAAGTGATCAACCTGTATATCACCATGATCGGGCATTTCTACCATGGCATTCATTTTAAAATGCGGGAGTTCAAAGTGCCCAAACATGTACTGACCTTTTAGTTTTGGTATCTTTTTATGATCGTCGCCGACCAACCAAGGTGCTATGACCACATCGCCGTCCTGAAACCAGTCATTGACTATTTGTATGTTGGGTATATGCCGTGCCCATTCTGTGCTGTAGATGTCGCGCTTGTCACGATAATACAAGTCGTGATTGCCCGGAATAAAGTAAAATCGATCAAAAGCCGCACTCAACTTTTCCAGACTACGCAGGCTATATTGCAAGGTCTGCATGTTGATTGCTGCACGCTGATGGCTCCAGTCGCCTAGGAACATGCCGGTTTCACAACCATTGGCCCGGGCCGTGTCTATAAACCAATCAATGAAATTACTACAATCTTGATTGTGAACCAGGCTGTTGGATTTTAAACCAAAGTGGATGTCAGTGCAAACTGCTACCTTACGGAATAGACTCATAGTTTAAAATTATACACTACAAAAATAGGTTTTGCAACCCATCTGGCTAGGATGTTTCCCAGTCTTCTCCGGCAGTGATGGTCACTGTAGAACTGGCATTGGGATTCTTTTTGCCAGCATTTTGTCGAGTCCATGATGGATTGAGTCCGGCTTGTTCCAGCATGTCGTCGCGAATGTTTTGATTTTTCTTTTCTAGATTCAAGATGCGTGTGAAACTATTGGTAATGGCCGCAGTGTAATATGCAAAAGGATTTTGGCTCTTTGATTCGTCAAACTGTAGGCCGATCTGGCTTAACTGTAACAAGGCTTGTCCACGCATTTCTTCGTTGTAGGTATAGCCCCGCCAGTTTGATCTAGTGGCATAGCGTTCGCATAATTTCATAAACATGGTGGCCAAGGTACGGGTCATGGTGCCATGATCTTTTGAAAACTCGCCCTTGTCAAGGTCGCCACACCAGTGGCTCTTTCCTACCAGATATGGCATCTTTTTTTCATCCAAGCGATAATGATAGAACGGTGGAAAGTTTAAACGCACATGTTTTTCATCCAACACAGGTTGTTCCAACAATTCAGCCAGTGGATCGTCTTCATCCAACACGTCCAGTTCAAATATGTCTTCAATTTTCTTTTTCTTCTGTTGACTTTTTGGAATTTTTTTGGGTGCCATGGGTATGTGTTCCCAGCAGGTTATGCGAAACACCAAGTCTGTGTTGGGGATTTTTTTAGGATCAACATCTACACCGGTTTCGCGTCGTATACGATCTGCACGATTTCTTCTTGCTTCGGCTGTGGTTCTTTGATTGATTTTTTCCACTGTGGGCAAAATTATGTCATACTGGTGATCTGTCGCAGGGTCACGATAGGTGCAGTAGGTATTTTTACTAAGGTGTATCTGTTTTAAGATATCTCTGTTGTTGAGATAGTTGGTTTTTGCTGGGGTCCTTGTGACAGTGTTTGACACTAAAATTCTCCTGAGATATTATTTATTGTAGCACAAAAAACCAGGTTGTCAACCTGAATCATAATATAGGTGGTTTATTTTTACGGTAAATACGGTATAGGAAAACAACAATGGCCGACCAACCACCACTACCAGTAGATCCTGATGTAGATCCAGAAGTTCCACAACCTGTGACTGAACCAGAAATTCCTGTTGTTCAAGAAGCTGGCAATACCGATGGATATGGTGCTCAAAATGAAGTGGCGGTTCCTATCACAGATGTGCGTACTGCTCCTTCTATCATTGGTGACGAAGATGCACAACAATTCGCATTTACCACAGGCGTTGCACCGGGCGATGAGGATGCGCAACAAAGACCATTCCAGACATTTGCCGCCGCCGGCGACGAAGATGCGCAACAGGCAGCATTCAGGAGCAGTGAAGTGCAGGTAGGAACTATACAGGCTAGAAATCAACCGAACAATGCCAGTCTGGCCCAGGCCACGTTTCCGCAGAACAATGACTGGCGTGTGACCTTGCGTCTGGCGCCGGGGGCTGACTATCTCTACAAGGCCGGATACAGCAAAGACAATCCCAACGGTCCCGGTATCCTGGCACCCTTGGCCGTGACCAATGGTGTGGTGTTTCCCTACACCCCCAACATCAGCACAGCCTACAAGGCCAACTACACACCGTATGATTTGACACACAGCAACTATCGTGGTTATTTTTATCAGAACAGTTATACAGATCAAATCACACTGAATGCCACATTTACTGCCCAGAGCACGTCAGATGCGCAATATGTGTTGGCGGTCATACACTTTTTCCGAAGTGTGACCAAGATGTTTTACGGTCAAGATGCACTACGTGGAAGTCCACCGCCCTTGGTATTCCTTAGCGGTCTGGGCGACTTCCAATATAACAATCATCCCTGCTTGGTCAGCCAGTTCAACTACAACCTGCCGCCAGATGTAGACTACATCAGTTCGGGCACTCCTAACAATCTTGGCTTGAATCTGGCTCCGTTGCAAAATCTTTTTTCTACTACCATAAATTCATATGGACCCACAGCTCAAAGATTGGCTCAGGCCTTTTTGCCACCGGGTGCTCAGAATGCCTTGCCGGCACCCCTGCGACAGTTGATCACATCCAACCCCACTTATGTGCCCAGCAAGATTGAAATTGCTTTGACCTTGTATCCGGTGCAGACACGTGCCCAGGTCAGCCAAACGTTCAGTCTCAAGAATTTTGCAAGTGGACAACTGCTCAGAGGAGGATTCTGGTAATGAGTGCCAATTACAGTGCTACCAGTCCATATTTTTTAACTGGCTATAGCCAATTCTTTCTAGATGTCATGACCAACAGGCCCATACCTAGGTCTGCTGACGATCTCCTGTTTACCATCAATACCACGTTTCAGTACAGGCCCGATTTGTTGGCCTATGACCTTTATGGCGATGCTGGCCTATGGTGGGTGTTTTATCAGCGCAATCCCAACACACTCACAGCACCGCCCATGGACTTTGCGGCCGGTGTGCCTATCTATTTGCCCAAGTTGGAAACACTGAAAACAGTGCTGGGATTCTAAATGGCCAACAGTCCCTACATCAATACCGACGGCGTAGACTTGGCTGTTCCTGTGCCAACTCTGACCACGGGTGAAAGCCAGGCTACATCAGCACCCAGCGCCAATGATGATGCGCCTGCTCAGGCACCTAGTTCGCCTGGAGTTGGTGCTGGAACTACCAACAACGGTGTAGACAGCCGCGGCAATGACAACACGCCCCCTTCGTCCAACAACACCACACAACAGACTATCAATCAGACCTTTGCAACACAGGCCATAATAGCTCAGCCCAATGTTTTGGACCAATACAGCAGTTATACCTATGCCATCAGCTGGTGGTTGTTGACTCCAGAACAATACAATGCCAGCCAGCTGGCACCGGCACCCAATACCGGCAATTGGAGTCTGTTGTGTCAAAGCGGTGGAGCTCCGGTGGGTCAAAGGAACCCCAGTTTTCCTGTTGATTTTTACCTAGATGACCTGGAGATTGAAACCTATCTCATGGGCAAAGGCACTAATATGAGCACCAACGCCGCTGACATCAGATTCAAGGTGGTTGAACCCAATGGGTTGACTTTGATACAAAGACTGTATGAGGCCGTGGTCAATGCCTATAAATTCCCCAAAGCCGCCGCCGGCGCCAACCCCACGGTCAACACCAATGTCAGCCAAGTCACACCCAACTATGGTTCTGCCATCTATGCTTTGACCATTGAATTCTACGGCTATGACAGCCAAGGAAATCTAGTGGCACCAGCACGAGGACAATATACCATAAACGGTCAATTGGGAAACAACAACAGCCAGGCAGTAATACGAAAATACTATCCGTTCTTGATACAGAACATCACATTTAGAACTGTTAGCAATCAGATAGAATACCAGGTAACCGGCAAGCCTATACCTTATGCCACCGGTACCTCGCAGGCACGCGGCACCATACCTTTTGCTTTTGCATTGGCCGGAACCACAGTGTCTCAACTGTTGCAAGGCTCACCCATACCGGTCAACGTTGTCAACAACGAATCTGGTGCTCGGACATCGGCCCCAGCTCCTAACATAAATCAAGTCGTGGCCGATTCTGTGATAGTTGACGCCACTCGGGCACAAGTAGATGCCAACGGCAACTTCACTGGTGACACAAGCAGTCCCTTCAATGTGGGGGCCTGATCATGACAAATTTGTTTGAAGCCGAATTTGGGGGAGCCACAGCCATAGCCGAAGCCACAGGAGCCCAGGTCAGAGAGCCAACCAACAGACCGGTCCAGACCAACACACCACCGCCCAAGGCCACAGATGCGCCCACCAAGGGCAACAACAACATATTCAATGGCCTGTGCGAAGCCTTGAATCTGCATCAGAAAAGATTGGAAAAACAGTATCCTGGGTATGTGGCCGACGAATATGTGATTGAATTTGCATCTGCGGCCATAGCCGACGCCAAGGTCACCAAACCCAATCTCAATGTGTACAAAAATACCGCTGGCAAGAATGTCAACACTGCCGCTGACAAACTGGACAGCGATACTGATACTGTTAATGTCAACAGCCAAATTTGGAATATCACAGCCGGCACGCAAATAGCACAGCTCATCGATCAGATCATGCGCAGCAGCGCCTATATTACCAGCCAACAAAAAGGCAACTATGATGCCAACGGCAAATGGATACCCAATCCCAAGGCCAACCCCAATCAACCGGTAGCTTGGTACAAGATCAGCGTCAGTGGCCAAGCTCTCAAGTATGACCGGGTGCGTAGAGATTTTGCATATCGTATCAAGTTCACGGTCAGCCCATATGCCATTAACCAAATGGCCAGTCAATATTTCAACGATAGCCGCTATCGTGGGACCCACAAGGCCTATAATTACTGGTTTACCGGACTCAACAATCAGATAATCAGCTATGAACAAGATTACAATCAGGCCTACTATACAACTTTGAGTGGCAATCCAAATGCCTTGGCAGTGCCACCGGCGCAAGGACGAGATCAATTCAAACAAACCTATATGGCCACTTCCGAACAACGCACTCAAGGTCAGGCCAACTATGTCAACGATCCCAGTGACAGTGCCAGCAGTTTTTTATACAGCATAGCCGATTTCAGTGAGGTGCGAGTGAAAATAGTTGGTGATCCATCCTGGATGCAACAGGGCGAAGTTGCCAGAGGTATCAACGCCCGTGCCTTTGAATATCGACCCTTCAACGCCGACGGCGGCATTAATTATGACAGCCAGCAGGTCACATTCCAGATAAGTTTTAACCGTCCCACAGACTATAATTTAAATACCGGTATCATGAATGTGAATTCTGGAACCGGTGCACCCAAAGAAACCCTGACCTTTATAGCAAAAAGTTGCAAAAATGTTTTCAGTAAAGGGCAGTTCACGCAAGAACTGGTAGGCAGCCTGTTGCCGCTCAACACCCAGGGCAAGAACGACAGCAACGACCGGACTTCTACCGGTCTAATCAGCCAGGGCAACCCAGCGGGCGGCGGAGCACCTAGTGTCAGCAGTTCGAGTGCCAATCCTTTGCGTGAAACCAATTTACCCTATGACGGAAGCATGGGTTTTGAACTGCGTGATGAAACTGGTCAGCTCAGTCAATACAGACAAAACGAGTACGGTGACCTTTATGTGCCCTTGGACAATCAAACACAAACCGGATCAGTCGGCGGCATACCCGCACCACAGCCAGCCAATCCGCCAGAACCACCGGACAGCACCGGCGACATTGATGTATTTGCGGGCCTAGCCGGCACAGATCCTGGAAGCACTTCGCAAGGACCACAAATTATAGCAAAGGATGATTAATGGCAGGAGAAAATTACGAACGACTTACAGGTCAACCCTCTAACTACAAGATGGATCGTGGCGGCATGCCTGCCGAAATGGGACCATTTATTGGCCTGGTCAAAAACAACAACGACCCTACACGCAGTGGCCGATTACAGGTATACATTGAACTGTTTGGTGGATCGAATCCCAACGACGATACCTTGTGGCGTTGGGTCAACTATTGTCCTCCATTTTATGGTTCTACACCAACTGGAGCTGCCGCTGGTACTGGTGCATACCTGCAAGGAAATCCTCAAAGCTACGGCATGTGGTTCACACCGCCCGACATAGGTACACAGGTGCTGTGTTTCTTTGTAGGTGGCGACCCTAGCCAAGGTTACTATGTAGGATGTGTGCCTCGTCAGGGTATCACGCACATGATCCCGGCCATTGGTGCTGTGCCCAAGTCTCAAGCTGTGACACAAAACGGTGCGCAGTCCAATTATTTTGCTGGGTCGGCACGCTTGCCAGTCACTGAAATCAATGCATCAAACAAGGCTGTGGCTGGTAATCCTAGATATTTTGATCAGCCCAAGCCAGTTCACAGTTATGTGGCCGGCATCTTGTTCCAACAGGGTTTGATCAACGATCCCGTACGTGGTTCCATAGGAAGCACCAGCCAACGCGAAAGTCCCAGTGGGTGTTATGGTATCAGCACACCAGGTCGTGCTATATATCTGGGCGGTATTGGTGGCGGAACCACGGGCGATAGCGGTGTGGATGCCAATCAGCTCAAAGGTCAATCACCAGAATCGGCCACTGTAATAGGACGGCGTGGCGGTCACAGCATAGTCATGGATGATGGAGATCTCAACGGTGAAGACAATCTCATCAGGATACGCACTAGCAAAGGTCACCAAATAACCATGAGCGACGATGGCAACTGTTTTTATATCTGCCACGCCAACGGTCAAAGCTGGGTGGAACTGGGCCAAGAAGGCACCCTGGATGTTTACAGCACCAACAGCATAAATTTGCGCACCGATGGTACAATAAATTTACATGCTGACAAAGATGTCAATATCTATGCTGGAGAAAACCTTAACATGAGGGCAAAAGAAAAAGCGGCCTTCCAAGCCGAAGGTGATCTCAATGTGGCCAACAAAGGCAAAATGACCATATTCAGTCAAGGTGCCATAGGTATCAAGAGCAAGAGCACACTAAGTCTGGACAGCCAGCTGGGATCATGGAGCGCCAAAGCAGCTCTGAGTCTCAAAGGTACAGTGTTGTTGCTCAACAGCGGACCTGGACTGCCAGTGTCAGCACCCAAGGGCATTACCAAGTATCTGCAACCCAGCACAGAATACAACGCCAGCACAGGTTGGGCAGTATCACCCACAGGTACAGAAAGCATCTGCACACGGGCTCCTACGCACGAACCCTACCCTTATCACAATCAAGGTGTAAACGCAACAACCACACTCAGCGATGATTTGGATACAGCTCCGCCCGACACACCCAATTTGCCCGACGGTGTTTCTATCAAGGCCGAAAACTAAATGAACAGGTTTACCTATACTCTTCCGTCGGGCAAACGATTTACAATGACCACTCCAGATTCAGTGACGCAAATACAAGCGGATGCGATCTTTTATGGTCAGGTGGCCGCAGGTGCCCTGGCAGGATTTGTGGCCGGGCAGACCAAAAGCAGTGTGCAAACTCAAGCA